GGAGGGAGGGCAATGAATGGCCGGCCAATGCTGGGTCTGCAAGCGGCAGGCCCGTGGCCTCGGCCACAGCGACAACCGCTTCAAGGTCGGCGAACCACGCCGGTATCCGATGGACTGGGTCTTTTGCAGCCGCAAGTGCCAGGACGCGTTTCACGCGCTCTACGGCCAGTGGCTCAGAACCGACCCCAGGCAAGAGGAGGTGCTCATGGTTGATGCGACCGAATTCGAGCGTGCGGCAATGCGCGCCTGCCTGAAATTCTTCGGCGAGGCGGCCGGTGAGATCGGCTTCGACAAGCCGCTGGGTCACTACAGCGAGGCCGAGGCCTTGCAGGTGATCGAGGCCATCGTCACCGGCTGGACGGAAGCGATGGCCACCCATCACCAGCAGGCGAAGTACCCGCCGGTGCGCGGCATCGAGTCCTATGAGACCCAGGCACCGCAGCCGGTGGCGAAGCTGGAGCCGACCCCGGCACCGGCCTTCGATCCGGCCAATCCCTTCGCGGATCTGGAGGACGACCTGCCCTGGGAAACCGGGGAGCCGGTGGCAGCCAAAGGCACACAGCGTGGGAGGGCGAAGTGATGCTGGACTTCAATTCCACCTCGACCTTCCCCGAGCGCTTCGAGGCCTTGATCGATGCGGGGCTGCAGGCACGCGAGCAACAGCAGGCTCGCCGGCAGTACCTCGGGGCCTCGCGCCTCGGGGTAAGTTGCGAGCGCCAGCTGCAGTACGAGTACGCCCAGGCGCCGGTTGATCCGGACAAGGCGTTCTCAGGTCGCATCTTGCGTATCTTCGAGCGGGGCCACCGGCTGGAAGACGCCATGGTCGGCTGGCTGCGTGCGGCAGGCTTTGTGCTCAAGACCGAAGGCAAGGACGGTCAGCAGTTCGGCTTCTCGGTGGCTGACGGCAAGTTGCAAGGGCATTGCGACGGCGTGTTCGTCGCCGGCCCCGAGGGCTTTGCGTATCCAGCACTTTGGGAATGCAAGGCGCTGGGCAGCAAGTCCTGGAACGACCTCGTCAAGAAGGGGCTGGCCGCCTCGAAGCCGGTCTATGCCGCCCAGGTCGCCATCTACCAAGCCTATCTCGGACTGCACGAGCACCCAGCGATCTTCACAGCGGTGAATGCCGACTCGATGGAGATCTATGCCGAGCTGGTGCCCTTCGATGCGGCGCTNGCCCAGAAGATGTCCGACCGNGCNGTNCGGGTGATCCAGGCGACTGAGGCAGGCGAGCTCTTGCCCCGCGCTTTTGCCGAGGCCAGCCACTTCGAGTGCAAGTTCTGCTNGCTANGCGCAGCGCTGCTGGGGAGGTGTGGTATGAGCACAGCTTTCAAGCAGCGCAAACCGGCCAAGGCCACCCAGACGGTGTGGGTCGAACGCTGGACACCACCCAAACCCTTGGTCGGGCTGCAGGCCATCGAGAAGGTGTTGAACCGTCACACCTTCCTGGTGACGCCGGAGTCCCGACTGGTGGTGGCGGTGCTCGCCCGTGCCATTCACGACAGCCTGAGTCTTACCAACCGCCGGATGCGGCGCGAGGCGCGGCGCTTTCTGTTCGGGGATGACCTCACGCTCTGGTGCGACCTGGTGGGACTGCATCCTGACTTCGTGCGCTTCGTGGCTAGGAAGGCCGGCTACCTCGCCGATGAGAAGGCGCACTGGCAGAAGGTGCCGATCAAGGTGCCGGTGCCAAGGGCGCCCACAGAGCCAGTGGTCAGCGCCAGCAGCGCACCCGTGCATTCCATCACCTGCCAAGCCCACACCCATCCGCCACAGGGAGGACTGATCCATGCTTGATTTCAATTCGGTGCCGCCGGTGGCCAACGCCACGGGTGGTGATCTCAACCAACAGCGTGATGCCATCCGGGCGGATCTGCTGGCACGGCTGGAGTCGGTGTTGATGACGCTGCTGCCGGCCGGCAAGAAGCGTGGCCAGAAGTATCTGGTCGGCGATGTGCTCGGCAGCCCCGGCGACAGCCTGGAGGTGTCGCTCAAGGGTGAGAGGGCTGGTCTTTGGCACGACCACGCCACCGGTGAAGGCGGTGACATCTTCGATCTGATCGCGGTCCATCATGGACTCGACACCCAGGCGGACTTTGCCCGGGTGCTGGAGATCGCCGGGCAGCTGGTCGGGCGGGCTACCAGCCATCCACCCAAGCGCAAGAAGGCTGAAGCCCCGGTCGACGAGCTGGGTCCGGCCACCGCCAAGTGGGACTACCTGGATGCCGCTGGCAATCTGATCGCCTGCGTCTACCGCTACGACCCGGCCCCGGGCAGGAAGGAGTTCCGGCCCTGGGACGCCAAGCGCCGCAAGATGGCACCACCCGAGCCACGCCCGCTCTACAACCAGCCAGGGATTGCCGTTGCCGAGCAGGTGATCCTGGTCGAGGGCGAAAAGTGTGCGCAGGCCTTGATCGAAGCGGGCATCAGCGCGACCACCGCGATGCACGGCGCCAACGCCCCTGTCGACAAGACCGACTGGTCACCACTGGCGGGCAAAGCTGTGCTCATTTGGCCGGATCGGGACAAGCCGGGGTTTGGCTATGCCGAGGCCGCTTCGCAGGCTGTGCTCATGGCCGGTGCCACCTCCTGCGCCATCCTGCTGCCCCCCGATGCCAAGCAGGAAGGCTGGGATGCGGCCGACGCATTGGCTGAGGGCTTCGACGTGTCGGGGTTCATCGTCACCGGGCCGCGCATCACGGTGCAGCCCTTGGGTGATGAACCTGATCTGCCGGAGTACGACGGACAGGCCGACCACGACAGCGATGCCACGGTCTGGGGCACCGAGGACGCCCTGGCGGTGAGCTTCACCCGGCGTTACCAGCGCGACTGGCGCTACATCGCGGCTTGGGGCAAGTGGCTGATGTGGGATGGGCAGCGCTGGCGGGCCGAGGAGACCCTGGCGGCCACGGATCTGATCCGACACGTCTGTCGCCACGCAGCGGTGCGTGCGGACAGCAGCAAGGTCGCGGCCAAGCTCGCGGCCAGCAGCACCGTGGGTGGGGTAGAACGCCTGGCGCGCTCGGATCGCCGCCACGCCGCCACCACCGACGAGTGGGATGCTGACATCTGGCTGATCAACACCCCAGGTGGTGTAGTGGATCTGCGTACCGGACGGATGCGACCGCACGACCGGGCAGACCGGATGACCAAGATCGCCTCGGCCACCCTGGTGCCGGGCAGCAGTTGCCCGACCTGGCTGCGTTTCCTGGATCAGGTCACCGGTGGCGATGCCGAGCTGCAGTCCTACCTGCAGCGAATGTTCGGCTACTGCCTGACCGGGGCGACCAGTGAGCACGCCTTGTTCTTCCTCTACGGCACCGGTGCCAACGGCAAGTCGGTGTTCGTGAACACGCTCTTCACGCTGCTCGGCGACTACGCCGCTAACGCCCCGATGGACACTTTCATGGAAACGCGGGGCGACCGGCACCCGACCGATCTCGCGGGGCTGCGCGGCTCGCGCTTCGTCGGTGCCACCGAGACCGAGCAGGGGCGGCGCTGGAACGAGTCGAAGATCAAGGAGATCACCGGCGGTGACAGGGTGTCCGCGCGTTTCATGCGCCAGGACTTCTTCACCTATGTGCCCCAGTTCAAGTTGGTGATCGCCGGCAACCACAAGCCGGCCATCCGCAACATCGACGAGGCGATGCGCCGCCGTCTGCACCTGATCCCTTTCACGATCACCGTGCCCCCGGAAAAGCGCGACAAGCAGCTGCAGACCAAGTTGCTGGCGGAAGCCAACGGGATCTTCAGCTGGGGTGTCGAGGGGTGTCTCGCCTGGCAGCGCGAGGGACTGCAACAGCCTCAATCCGTGCTGAATGCCACGGACGAGTATTTCGAGGACGAGGATGCCATTGGGCAGTGGATGGGTGAGCGCTGCTACGTGGAGCCTGCCGCCCGATCCCTCACGGCTGACCTCTTTGCCGACTGGCGCGAGTGGGCAGAAAAGCACGGCGAATTCGTCGGCTCGATCAAGCGCTTCTCCGAAACCTTGGTCTCCAGGCGCTTCGCTCGATGGCGCAATCCGAAGGGTGCCATGGGCTTTCAGGGCATCAGCCTGCAACCCAAGGAATACCCCGGATACGCCCGCTACCCCGACTGAAAACACCGAGCTGGCCGGGGCGGCCTGAAGGATTTGAAGGGTTTACGGATTTACGCCTACACGCGTGCGCGTACACACGTATGAGAGATTAACCCTCAGACCCTTCAAATCCTTCAGCCCCGGTGTCAGCTCCCGAACGAATAGGAACTGAACACCATGACGACAACAATTCTGGCCCTTGATCTGGGCACGACCACCGGCTGGGCACTGACCAGCCGCGACGGACTTATCAACGGCGGCAGCGAATCCTTCAAGCCGCAGCGCTTCGAGGGCGGCGGAATGCGCTACCTGCGCTTCAAGCGCTGGCTGACCGACATCAAGCAGTGTGCCGATGGGCTCGACTGGGTGGTGTTTGAAGAAGTGAGAAAGCACGCTGGGGTCGATGCCGCCCATGCCTATGGCGGCTTCATGGCGCACCTGACGGCCTGGTGCGAACACCACCAGATCCCTTACCAGGGTGTGCCGGTGGGCACGATCAAGAAGCACGCCACCGGCAAAGGCAACGCCGGCAAGGCCGAGATGATCGCGGCGGCCAAGGCACGCGGCTTCGATCCGGTCGACGACAACCACGCCGATGCGCTGGCGCTGCTGAACTGGGCGATGGCCCAAGGAGGTGTGGCATGCGCATGAACACCCCCTCGATTCCCTGCTCCTTGGGCAGGATGGCACCGCAGTCGCCGGCCAATGCCGAGGAGCTGCGTGCAATGCGTGCAGCGGCCTGGCACAAGCAAGGCATCGTCGTGGTGCCGCTGGACGAGATCTTTGATGACTGGGATCGGGCGTTCCTGACCGGCATCGCCACTAAGCTCTACGGCGCGCGCACCACCGCGTCCCGCAAGAGCACACCTTGGGCCGAGGGCGAGGTGATCGACCGGGGTGACGGCGAGATCTGGACGGTGGTGGCGACTACGGGCAAGTCCGTCACCGTACAGCGTGACCGCGATGGTGCCCTGGCCACCCTCGGACAA